CGCTTGCTGGTTTCCCTGCTGCCCTGCTGCCGCTTTGCTTTCTGCAAACTCCCATTCCTCGACAATGACGTCTGTTGTGTATACTTTGCCGCCGTCTTTGTTGGTATAGCTGCCCGTCTGTATTCGACCGGAAATTTCCAGCTTTGTTCCTTTCTTGCAATACTTTTCCAGACTTTCCGCGCTCTTCCCGAATGCTACGCATGATATGAAGTCTGCACCTGCATCCTTCTTCCGTCTGTTCACTGCCAATGTGAAGCGTACAATACAGATCTGTTCCTGCGATTCCTGCCCGTTCGTCCAGCGCGATTGCGGATCCTTTGTCAGTCTTCCTGTCAAGTCAACTTTGTTCATTCTTCTTCCCTCTTACTTCTTCCGTCCGATCCATGCCATAAGCACCAGTGTTGCACAGATGATGGCTGTCATAATTACCATAGTGTAGTTGATCATGTTACTTCCTTTCTGCTGCCCTTGCAGCGAATAATATTGCAAACGTGACCGGGAATGCTACGCCAGCAATTATGCTGTATCTTGTCAGCTGCTTTCGTTCTTCCTTTGTCGCGTCCTGCTTCGTCTTCTTTCTGGTAATCAAATACATGTAGTACCCTGTCCCGATTGCCGCTTCCACATACAGGAATGCTGCTGCCGCAATCGCTATCACTGCCGCCGCGTTCATTCTTCCTGCCTTTCCGTGTACTGGATCAGCTTTTCTGCCATGGCTGCTGTCTGTATTGCTTCTGCTGCCATTGCCTGTGCGCTTTCCCGTATTGCTTCCGCAATCTCTCTGATCTGCTTCGGTGACTGATTCATCCGCGTTGCCTGCCACAGTGCATTCAGATTCATTCCCGTTTTCCGCATTTCGTCTTCCGTTTCCTGTGCTTCTTCCAGAATTTCTGCATACCCTTCATGCGTACTGTTAAATCTGGGGAACGCCTTATTTGCTGCTGATAATTCGTTTTCAATGGCTTCTGTCACTTCTTGGATCAATCCATGTCTCATTCTTCTTGTCCCTCTCTTTCATATAGTCCCGTAATGCTTTTACTGCTGCCACGGCTGCTGTTGTTGCCGTGACCATCACGCCTGCTGCCATAACTGCTGCAATGACAATCGCTGCTGTATGCTGCGTCATTTTTCGTCCCCTTTCTCTGCTCTGTCTTTCCTTGCCTGTGCCTTGTTCACGATCAGACGTATTTTAATTACTTCTGAATCTTCCAGATATTCGCACACGTTCGCAAGATCTGACGCTACGGCGAAGCGCTGTTCTTCTTCCTGTGTTACCTCACGCCCCGCGTCTCCGGACGGCAGTGTTTCTGCTGCCTGCTCCCCGGTTGTAATTCCTGCCACCTTCTCACCGTTCAGATTGATGTTGACTGTCACTTCAATTCCATTCACCTTGTTTCGTCTCCCTTCGTTAGATTGTGGATCCGCAGTCCAGCGCCCCGTATTCCATCTTGCGGCGCTTGCAATCTTGCAGCATTGCTTCAAGACATCGCAGATCGTCTTCGTTCAAGTAGATATAATATTTTTCAAGCATTTTCAGTGCATGCAAGCGGCGTGCATTCTCCTTTTCTTCTTCCGTTGTGTCGGTATCCGACGCCGACGGCTGCATCTGTTCCAGCGTGGCTTTTGTGTGTTCCTCTTCTGTCTTTTCTTCCTGCTCCCCAGTTGCTTCTTCCGGCTCTGTGTCCTCTTCCGGTGCTGCTGCCGCTGCCTTCTTCCGTTCGATCATTTCCTTAATCTCGGTTCCCTTTATGTCTTCGCCTGCTGCCGCGCGCTCTGCAATGTTGTTCTGTTCCTCTTCTGGCAGGCTGCTTGCTGCTGCTGCCGCCGTCACTCCGATTGTTCCGGCTTCAAATTGTTCTTTCAGTGCATCTGTTCCGTTGTTGTTGATCCTGTTCCAGTCTCCCACGACTGCTGCCGACGTCTTCATGATCTTTGCTATGTAGTCCCGGACGCGGACGCCTTTTTCCGGCAGAAAAGATCCTTCTTCCTTCGCCTGCGTCAAGACCTCTTTCCATTCTTCCGCTTCAATCATCTTGTCATAATCGGTGTAGCGCCTGTTGAATGTGTTCCCGATCAGCATGTACAGTCTGAATTCTGTTTCCGTCATGTCCTTGTATTTGCAAGGTACTTCCCGGTATTCTTCTTTCCCGTCCTTCACAAGCAGATCTACTGCTGCGTATCTTCTGTGACCGCCAGCAAGTTTGTATTCTCCGTTGACGCGTCCCAAGATCAACGGATCCAGCAGCCCGCCCGCCATTTCGATTCCTGCTGCCAGATCTTCAATGTCGTTCATGCTGTACTTGTTTTTCCCTGTGATCACAATTTTTCCGTAGTCCAGCTTGATTTCCTCAAAATCTTCTGTGACTGCGTTTTCGGTCTGTGCGGTTGTCTGTTTGTTCAGTATCTTTGTGATGTCAAAGCCTGCCATTTCCTTTCCCTGCCTTTCACGCTTTCTTTGTGCCTGTGTACTCTTCCATGAATTTTCTGTAATCTGTCGCTGCTGCGGATCTTGGCGAATATGTTTCAAGCGGCTGTTTGTAATATGTTGCTGCCACTGCCTTTTCGCTGTGTCTGATCCTGCGGCTGAATACGTTGTATTTGCAGTTCTTCCGCAGCCATTCTTCCGCTGCTTCATTTTCGATTGACTTTTTGTAGTCCGTCAGCAAGATTCCTGCTATTTTCAAATTACTGTTCAGCGCTTTCAGCGTTTCGATCTGCTCCGTTATCACTTCCACGCCGTCAATCGACCAGTTATCAAGCCGCACTGGGATAATTACTTCATCCGCAGCGCACAGCGCGTTGATTGTACACATCAGAATTGCTGGCGGGTTGTCAATGATGCAGTAGTCATATATTGACGCCGCCTTTTCCATGTACTCTGCAAAACGGTTGTCTTGCCTGTCTTCGCTGGTTCGCAGTTCGTTGTCTGCTTCTAGCAGCGTCATATTTGCATTGATCAGATCCACGCCTGCTGCCACGTCAGCAAATATCCCCGGTCTTTCTCTGTCAAGTATCTTTGCTGCTCCGCATTTTTCATCTTTTCTGTAACAGTCAAAGAACTGGCTTGCGTTTCCCTGTGGATCATTGTCTATCAGTAATACATTTTTCTTGTACTTCGTCCCCAGTAGCGTTGCCATGTTCGCTGCCGTCGTTGTCTTCGCTACTCCACCTTTTAAGTTGATCACCGCTATTGTTTTCATGGTCTTTCCTTCTTTCCTTCGCCTTTTTGTTTTGATATGCTGCTTTTTGGCTCGTTCCGTTCATGTCAGCCCATTCACATGTCTTCGCCTGCTTCTTGTCGCCGTATTTCTTCCCGCAGACTTCGCACATGTACGGAAAGCGCCGTCTTTTTGAATTCCAGTCAATTATTGCTTTCGGCATCCTGCCACCTTCAATCGTATTCCGCAAAGGCGACATTTTGTAGGACACATGCACAGCAGTCTTCGTGTGTCTCCGCTTTTGGACTGTCTATGCAGCACTTCGGTACAAAATCGCTACCGAATACGCAGGATCCTTTCGCTGCTGCCATGCGCAGCGCTGATCTTATGTTTTCCGTGTCCTCGCTGCTGCAATATATTTCAATGCGCTTCTGCGGCTTGCAGTTTTCATTCATTGGATCTGTCAGAATTGTTCTGCTGCCCTGCAAGTACGCTTCCAGTTCTGTTGTTGCTTCTGTGCCGCCATAGCATACCGTCACTTTGTAGCCGTATTCCTTTAGGTTCTTGATCCATTCTTTCTGCGCTGCCGTCGGTTTATTGTTGCCGTACTTCATTTCGATATACAGCCCTGCATACCCGTTCATGGGTACTGGCAGACACAGATCCGGGACGCCTGCTTTCACTCCCATTGCCTTGAAGCGTGCCGCTTCTGCCGGGTTTCTCTTTCCACCGTTCGGCACATGATAAAGCATTTTCAATTCTGGGAACCTCTGCAAATTCCAGTTCGCCCAGTCAATAACGCCCATCTGCTCCGTGTCTTCTCCGCGTTTCAGATTTCCGTACATTCTTTTTGCTCCTTCCTGCTTTTATGCTCCGTACATCAAGCCTGTGTCGCGCATTTTCTTTGCAATTTGCCGCGATAACGCCTGCTGTATGCTCTCGCTGTCCACGAATGCAGTTTTGATTGCTACTTCCGGCTGTTCCGGTGTTGCCAGCGCGGCTGCTCCCAGTGCTGCGTCTGCCGCTCCCATTTTTAGCGGCAGCGCTGATTCTGCGTACATTGTGAAAAGTTCCACGCTGTACCAGCATTTCTGCTGTTTGTCGTTCTTCAAGTAGACTTCTGATGCTTCAAAGCCCTTCTTGCATCTAACATCTTCAACGTCATACTTCTTCCCGATTGTCAGATTGTCTTCTGGTCTTCCTGCTTTGTACTTTGCTTTCATTGTCCTTTTTCACCTTCTTTCATGCTTTCGATCAGTTGTTCAAGATCTCGTATGTTCCCATGTGTGCCGCATCCTTCACACCTGTCCGCTGGTGCGTTTCTGTCCGGGCAGCTTTCGCAAGTTTCTTCTTCCTGTTTCAGCTGCTCCAGCAGTTCTTCAAAGTCTTTCTGTTGTGGTTCTGTCATTGCTCTTTTCACCTTCCTTCAATGGTTTTCTGTATTCTCTCAATTCTTCCAGAATCAGATCACGCGGTAATATGTCTCGGCAGAAGTACGCCGTTGCAAAGCTGCTGCCTTTCTTGTATTCTTCCATGCTCTCTGCGTTATGGAACCCGATCCGCTTGTCGAATGTCAGAATCTGGATCCCGTTTTTGAAATACCTGTATCTACCAACGCCCTGCAAGCTATTAAGCGGCAGCAATACCGCAAACGGCTTTTCCAGTTCGTACAGCCTTTCGATCACTCTGTCTTTCTGCGTGTATGGCGGGTTGCTCACAATCACGTCGAAGTCTTCCGGCTGATATGTGAAGAAGTCCTGCCCGTCGTCTATGCTGCTACGCTCGACTTGCCACCCCCCCGCTTGAATGTCTGGAAGTA